CGTCCTCGTCGCCGAGGGCGCTATCGAGGGCCGCGAAGGCGCCCGCCGCGTTGTTGACGCGGCTGCGTTCGGCGTCCACGGCCGCCGTGATCTTGGTGAGTTCCTGCATGGTCTCGATGTCGGCGTCAGACACCTCGGAGACGTCCATCTCCGAGTAGTGCTGGGCGGCGGCACGGACCTGCGAGCGAATCGAAGTCAGATCCGCTGGTGACATCCCCGAGAAGGCGTAGGAGCCGTCCTCGTTGGTCGGGACCTGAAATGGCAGGTTAGGCACGAGCGTGCTCTCTTCACTTCGAGCGCTCCGCCGGACCGTGGCAGCACGGATACACCTGTCGGGATCATAGCGGGTACCCTGCCGTTTACGGAGGAGGAGGCCGTCTAACAATGGTTTTTGATCTTCATGGGGATGATCCCCGCGTGCAGGCACGCGCCAATCTGGCCGCCGCACTCAACCCCCGGGCCGGAGAAACGGTGTGCATCGCCACGCCGCACCTGGACCAGCCGGGATGGAACTACACCGAGTCCCTGGTCCGCATGTTCGCCTACGACAAGGCCCACGGGAACCACCTGCTGCACAATTCGGGCCTGCTCAACAACGGCTCCTACTGCCCGATCTGGGGCCGGTCCACCGAGCTGTCCCACGCCCGCAACACCGGCGCCGCCGCGTTCCTGTCCAGCGAATCGGACTGGCTGCTCTGGTGGGACTCCGACATCGGCGCCGAACCGGACGCCCTGGAGAGGCTGCTGGAGGTCGCCGACCCGGTGGAGCGGCCGATCGTCGGCGGTCTGGCGTTCATCGAGGGCGAGTATTCGCACGACGGCCGGGGCGGGCTCGGGTCGAGCCTGTCGCCGACGCTGTACGACTGGACGTGGGCGGAGCCGAAGTCGGGGATGCCCGGCGCGTACAAGATGCTCCCCCGTGACCGCTGGGAGCCCGGCGAGGTGACCCGGGTCGGGGCGACCGGTACCGGCTTCCTGCTGACCCACCGGACGGTTTACGAGAAGATCTCGCGTTGGCTGGTCGAGAACGAGGCGCCGCCGCACATCTGGTTCGAGCGGATCCCGGGCCCCGACGGGGAACGCTGCGGCGAGGACATATCGTTCTGTATGCGCGCCCACCAGCTCGATATGCCCGTCTACGTGCACACCGGCGTCACCACCACCCACCAGAAGACCATCTGGTACGGCACCGGCGACTACGCGATGAAGCCGTTCACGCCTGCGGCTTCGACGATCGTCCTGCCGCCGGAGCAGTGGCCGAAGCTGGCGATCAACCCGAACGCCGTCGCCGACGCCGCCCGCAACTCCCCGATGGGCGAGAAGCAGGTCCCCGAGGCCACCGAAGAGGTCGCGATCATCGTGCCCGTCGCGCAGCGGGACAACGCGGAGCCCTTCCTGCGGTCGCTGATGGCCAGCATCACCAAGGAGCAGCGCGAACGGCTGGTGGTGTACGTCATGGCCGACGTCGGGGATGTCGTCACGGACGAGGCATGGATGCAGTGGGCTGGGCTCCCCTATCCGCGCCAGTTCTTCGACGCCAACCGCTACCTGCGCACCATGGGGTCGTTCGCGGAAAAGGTGAACCGGGGCTTCGAGATCTCCACCGAGCCGTGGCTGTTCCTCGTCGGTGACGACGTCCGCTTCCACAAGGGCTGGCTCGATCAGGCCATGGAGGTCGCGCGCACCACCGGCAAGCACGTGATCGGCACCAACGACCTCGGCAACGAGATGGTGAAGGCCGGGCGGCACGCCACCCACATGCTCATCCGCCGGGAGTACGTGAAGCACACCGGGGCGTCGTGGGACGGGCCGGGCGTCGTCTGCCACGAGGGCTACCGGCACTGGTTCGTCGACAACGAGATCGTCGAGGCAGCCAGGCAGGTCGACGCGTGGGCGCCGTGCCTGCTGTCGCACGTCGAGCACCTGCACCCGCTGTTCGGCAAGGGCACCTTCGACAGCGTCTATCAGATCGGGCAGGACGCGGCGAACGCCGACGCCGAGTTGTGGCGGTCGCGGTGGGCGCGGTACCGGGATCCTGAGGTCCTGGTCGGCGCGAACGGTGCGGCGATGCGCATCTACAAGATCGAAAACGAGGGGGAGTAGATGCACGAGCAGGTGCTGTCCTGGGTGGGCCGCTTCCGGACCGACGAAGACCTTCGGGTCCTGGACATCGGCGGCCGGGACCTCAACGGCAACACGCGGGGCCTGTTCCCCAACGCCAACCCGTACACCGTCGTGGACCTGCGGCCCGGCAACGGCGTCGATGTCGTCGCCGACGCCGCCACGTGGGACTTCCGGTCGGCCGGATACGGGCCGTACGACCTCGTCCTGTGTACCGAGACGTTCGAGCACGCCGAGCACTGGCGGGAGATCATCGCGACGGCGTGGGCGATCCTGCGGCCGGGCGGCTGGCTGGTCTTCACCTGCGCCGGGCCGGGCCGCCCGGAGCACTCCGGCGTGGAAGCCGTGTGGGGGTTGATCGGCGACGAGTGGTACGCCAACGTGTCCCCGCAGGAGATCCGCGCCGAGCTGGAGCATCAGGGCTGGACGGACATCGAGGCCCGCACGCTCGGCCTGGACACCCAGGGCAGGGCGGTCAAGCCCCTGGACGCTCCGGTTCACCTGCGTATTGAGGAAACAGTGGCACCTCGGCGACCTGAAGAAGTGGTCCTCTCGGTGGCGCCGTTGTCGCGGACCGGCAGGTAGGGCAGATGCGCACGCGCAGCGGCTTGCCGGTGAACGAGAACCCGTTGTAGGCGATCCAGCCGAGGACGTGCAGGCCGTCGAAGGAGGCCCAGGCAGTGACCGGACACCGGTCGCATGCCTGGGCCTCTTTGTCGGGTTCGGGGAAGTCGATCAGCAGCGGCTGCACTACCGCCTCCCGTCCGGCTCGATCGCGACCGTCTCGATGACCGACGCGATCACGAAGATCACGACGAAGGCCAGCGCGAGGGCGAGCAGGTAGGGGCCGACGACCAGCAGGAGCAGGCCGACGGCGATCGGGTGGCGGCGGGCCAGGTGCTTCATGAGGGTCTCCTTCTTCGTCTGTCAGTTCTCAGGGTACGCCTTCTATGCCCGGCGCGGGAGATGGTGTATGCTGAGGGCAGACAGATCGAGGAGGACACCATGAAGCAGACGACCACCGTCACCCGAAAGCCCCGCGCTCGGACCTTCGACAACCGCAACCATCGGGTGACCGTCCGGGTCGGCGACACGGTGAAGACGGCATGGGGTCGCGGCCAGATCAAGCTCATCAGCGGCGACGACCTGCTGCACGTAAAGGTCAGTGACCCGAAGATGGCCGAGCACGGCCGGATCGTCACCGTTCGGACGGTGCGCTGAGGTGAAGACGTCGCCGGTCGGCCGTCGGGTCGAGTTCCGCAACAAGTACGGGCAGACCGTCACGGGCACCGTGGTCAAGGTTTCCGCCCGGTATGGGTCCATGGACTTGATCATGGACAGCGACGGCAGCAAGGGTGCCATCCGCTACCCCTTCACAAACCCCGCGACCCGCTTCCTGGAAGGCGTGGAGGCATGACCGCGACGAAGACCCGCAAGCCCACCTTGGCCCGCTTCCGGGTCGCCCAGGACCGCAAGGGCGCCTACAGCCGGGCCCTGCGGGAGATCAAGCGCGGCGAGAAGCAGACGCACTGGATGTGGTTCGTCTTCCCGCAGCTGCGCGCCCTGGCGAAAAGCGACGTCGCCGACTACTTCGGCATCGCCGACCGGGCTGAGGCCGTGGCCTACATGCACGACCCGACCCTGCGGCTTCGGCTGTACGAGTGCACCGTGGGTGTTCTCGTACAGGACCGGCTGATGTTCAGCGACACGGACACCCGCAAGCTGCGCTCCTGCATGACCTTGTTCCGGGAGGTCGCCGACGACCCGGCCGTGCCGAACGCGGTGCTGACGAAGTTCTACGAGGGGACGCCGGACCAGTTGACGCTGGACGTGCTGGCCGGTAAGCCGATCGTGCTGCCGAAGCCGAGGCACGTACAGGGCAGCCTTCTCGACCGGCACTGGCGAGACCTGCCCCGCACCCGCCCGGCCGTCCGCCTTCCGGCGCCGGAAGGGCCGTGGACGCGGGACCGGGTCCAGTCGTTCGTGCGCAGCTTCGGCCTGTCGACGGTCGCCACTCGGCAGATGGTCGACGCGTGGATGACGGACCGGGGCCGGGCGATGGGGGCCGCGTGGGCCGCCGCAGATACGACCTGGGACGACCAGGGCTGACAGAAGGAGGACACGTGGGTACGTGGAAGGGCGACAGTAACCCGGGCGGACCGGGTGGCCGTACGCGGAAGATCCAGACCAACGTTCCGCGCGGCAAGACCTCGCACGGAGGCGGCGGCAAGCCTCCCAAGAAGGAGTGCTGCCCGATGGTCGCGGCTGTCCGTAGCGTGAAGGAGGGCAAGTTCCGGCTGGCCAGGCGGTACGCGGCCATGTCGGTCCGGCTGATGGCCGCTCGGATCGTCTGACCGCAAACGAAAAGGCCCGGCCCCTCTTCCCTTGGGGCCGGGCCTTTTGTGTCTCGGCGGCGATAGGAACGCGCGCTTCCGTGCTTAGCTCCCCGGCGGCCGTTTGCGGGAAGTACCGCCGCTCCGGTCAGCTGGACTTCGACCAGGTGGATCCGGGCGTCTTCGCTGCGAACGCCTTCGCCTCGGTCTCCGTGACGGCAGCCAAGGTCTTCACCGTGGCGCCGTCCTTATCCTTGATCGTGTAGTTGCCGAGCGTCGAACCGGAACTACCGCATCCACAACCCATGGTGCCTCCTCCTACTCCTCTGCCAGGGCGGCGAGCAGCCCGCCCACAGCCTCATCGTAGACGTCGGCCAGGTCGGTCGCCTTGGCCGCCGCGACCAGCTCGCTCCACTGCTTCTGCTTGGCCGCCAGGGCGGCGGCCTCCTGCTGCTCGGCGGCGATACCTCGGGCGATGGCCCGGCCCAGCTCGGCGTAGTCCACCGGCCCGGACGCCGTGACCGTGTCGGCGTCGTCGATGACCCGGGGCAGCACGCCTGCCGACGTCAGGGACATCACCTCGTCGTCCTCGGGGAAGCCGCTGATCGCCGACGCCATCAGGACGCGGGGGATCGGGAAGCCTGCCGTGTTGACGTGCAGGGCGGCCACCATTTCCAGGTTGCCGCCGATCCGCCGCCAGTCGCCGGACAGCGGCGCTGCGCGCATCTGCCGGACCGCGTCCTCGTCGGCGTCGGGGGCCAGCACTCCGGCCACCCAGATGCCGTACTCGTCCTCACCTGCGCGCACGTAGGCGCCGGTGTGGGAGGTGCGGTCGTAGTGCTCGGCCGCCGCCGCGTAGCCCAGGTTCGGCTTGGCGTGCCCACCACCGAACGTCAGCCGCCCCACGGGGACCAAGGAGCCGTCGTCGGTCTTCACCTCGCCGGTGTGGAAGTACGCGTAGCCGGTGTTGCTCTTGGGCGGCTTCACGCAGGAGTCGCCGATGCCGACGTGGCAGGTCTCCCAGATCGCGACGTGGCCGGACACTTCCCGGCTGTCGTCGGCGACGTGCACCGGACTCGGCCCGGAAAACTTCGGGTTGTCGAACGCGGACTTGCGCGGGGCGAACACGGTCCCGGCGGCAGCCATGAGTGCGGCCATCTTCTCTCCGGCCTTCCAGGAGTCAGGCAGGCTGCCCTCGCAGCCCTTGCGCTTGGCGATGGCGGTCAGGCGGGTCTTGAACTGCGCCATGGGGATCTTCGGGTTGGCCCGGCCGTACGAGGACACCGCGTCGGGGATGTCGGCGCACGAGGCGATCGGGAAGCGGCGCCCGGCCGGGTCGACGAAGTCGGAGTCGTCGAGCTTGCCGCGTACCGCTGCCTTGGTGACGTCGGGTCCGCCGGGGGCGTAGTCACTGTCTCCCCGGTAGGTGCCGCCGCCCTGGTTCTGCTCGGCGTCGGAGACCGGCTCGGCGGCGCCGTCCTTGTTCGGAACGGGCAGGCGCTTCTTGGCGAACTCCTCGAAGTCGGCGTCCGAGAGCCAGATGCCAGACCCGGCGAACTCCTCGTCGTCCTGGTTGACCTGGACGGACTTGGGGTTGCGCTTCTTGCGGGCCATCTCCGCGTCGTTTTCGATCATGGTGTTGAAGTCGATCGGCGGGTCCAGCTCTTCGACGATGCCGGTCCGGTCCGCGAATGCGCTGGAGGTGGTGCCGTCCACGTTCGGGTCGGACGAGTCGATCGGGGTGAGCGTCGCCAGCCCGGACAGCTCAGCGAACGCCGGGATGTGCACGAGGGTCGCGGACGCCATCCGGCCGGAGCGGATCACCCGCAGGCGCGGCCCGTCGTACGCCTCCTGAGCCATCACCGGATCGGAGCCGCAGCCGCAGTCCCCGCCGTTCTTCCCGGCGTGGGCCATCTTGGCGGCCTTCAGCTTCCCGGCCTGATCCTTCTTCCAGGCGGCGTACGCCTTCGGCTCGGGGACGTGCTCAACTTCTTGCTGGTCGAGGTCGACGGACGGGCCGATGACCTTCTTCTCGGTGAACATGCGGGCGGCCGTGGCCGCGTTGCGCACGTCCTCCGGCCATTCGGCGCCGTCGTAGAACTCCCCTTCGCCGGGGAGCATGCCGTCCTTCTCCTTGCCGATCTTGGAGATGTGGCCGACGATCACCGCGTTGTTGTGCCCGCCGGAGTCCTCGGCGACGTACCGGAGGGGCAGCGGCAGGTCCCGGTGGTCGAGCGCGCCAGCGTCGAACTGCCGCCCGTCGCCGGTCGGCTTCCCGATGACGGCGAGCGGCATCTTCCAGGCGGTCCCCATGCGCGTCCCCTTCGGTCGTTGCCGACCAGGATACGGGGTCAGGACTTCTTCGAGCACCACGCCGCGTGAGGCTTGCCCTGGGCGCGGCTGCACGAGGAGCAGATGCCGTCGTCGTTGACCATCACGGCGGCGAGGTGCGGCGGGACGACGACCTCCTGGGGGCGAGGCACGGACCACTCGCCACGGTCGTCACCCATGCGTACGCCGTATTCGCGGTAGTCCCTGCCGAGGCCGTGGACCAGCAGGTCGACGGTGGTGTCGTCGGGCAGGTCGGCCACGACCTGTTCCGGCCGCGCTGCGGTCTCGTGCATGACGCTCGGGTCGCTGGCAGACGCGACGGTGCGCGGCTCCGGCCCCCAGCGGTCGATGACGGCCTGGACGGTGCTGCCCCGGGTGCGGAGCACCAGGGCGGGTGACAGCACGTCATTGCCCGGCCCGTTGTCGATCTTCGACTTGTAGATGACGATCTGGCCGATGGTCGGCTTCATGTCTCCTCCTATGCGCCGAGCAGGCCAGCGATGATGCAGCCCACCCCGACGATGATCATGGCGATGCCCAGGGACAGGTCGGCGACCAGCGCGGCGACCTTCCCGGGCCGGTACATGGTGGCATGCGACCTGTCCCTGAGCGCGGTCATGCTTTCCTCCACACCCCGTCCGGGGAGCAGACCAGGCTGACGGTGCCGTTCTTGTCGGTGTGGGTGTGGTACTGGCCGGGCGTGTCGCAGGACTCCCCGGCGGCGGGCGCACCGGGGCCGGTGCAGGCCAGGATCATCAAAGCTGCGGCGACAGCGGCGAGCACGGTCAGGGGGCGCCTGTAGTCCATGGTGTCTCCTCCTTGTCGGCTCCCAGCGTACGGCCGCCGTCAAATCCCCTTCTGATTCGGCAGGTCAGCGGGGTCGTCCCACGATTGCGGATCCCGCTTTTCGATCTCCACGACGAGGGCCTGGACGTCCTTGGGCAGCTTCTCCCAGGTGGCCGAGTCCTCCCCGCCCGCGTCGGCCCAGGCGGAGACGACTCGCTGACGCTCTTCGGGGTGCACGTCTGTGCTCCCCAGGGCGTTGCTGAGGCGGTGGAACAGCTCACCTACGGGGTTCACCCGGGCTCCTTCTGGATGATCAAGACGGAACGGTTCAGCCAGTTGAAGGCGGGGCTGCCGTGCTTGGCGACGTGCGCTGCTCCCTGGCCCAGATGGTTACGGGTGTGGGGCAGGATCTCGATACCGTCGAGGCCCTTCGCGGCGGCGTACCGGCCCGGGTCGTAGAAGGTGCTCGGCTCGTAGCCGCTGGAGCCCTTGGCCTTCGAGGTGCGGCCTGCGCGGCTGTGCGCTTCCTTCTCGACCTTGTCGTACGTGTCGGTGACGGCGGTCTTCGGGATGAGCATGCGCACGACCGAACCGTGGGTGCCGTCGGCGTACTGCTCGGCGATGCGCTTCTGGGTGGCCAGGTAGTAGCCGTTGCCGAAGATGCCCTTGCCGTAGTAGGCGGGGCCGGTCCGCATCTCCTCGTTGATCTGGGTGGCGCTCTTGCCGTTGGAGCGGTTCGAGCCGCGCCAGCCGTGGCCTCCGGCGCCCTGCACGCCGCGCCACGCCTCGATGTAGTCGCCGGTGGCCAGCAGCCGGTCGATCTCCTTCTTGTCGACGACGGTGGGGGTGTCGTCGAAGCCCTGCTGCGCGCCGATGGCGGCCAGGCGGCCGTCGGCGGTCTTCGCGTCGTACAGGGTGCGGTCCTGCTTGATCTTCTGCCGCTGGGCGTCGAAGGCGGCCTTGTCGGGGATGAGGTTCTTGCCCTTGGACTGCTTGTGGGCGTGCGGCCAGGCGTTGAAGTTGGCCGGGGCCTGACGGCCGCCGGACGGCAGCTTCAGACGGCCCAGACGCTTCGAGACGGGGCCGGGCCGGGCCGCTACCTGGCCGAGGGACGACGCGGCCGGGTACAGGCTGATGACGTTCTTTTCGAGCAGGCCGCCCGCGATGGGGTGGTGCAGGTCGCCGGACTTGTCGAGGGCCTGGATCTCGGCGAGGGTCATCCACTTCGCGTCGGAGGTTTCAGCGCGGGCGTGCGCCGTCGACAGGTTCGGATTGATCATCGACGGGACGGAGATGGCCACCGACGTGTACTTCCACGGGTGGTTCGGCACCGTGTACGTGAAGTCGCCGTGGACCAGGGCGTCCTTGAACACGTCGTCCTTGAGGCCCAGTTCTTCGATGGTCTCGCGGGCGGCGCCCTGGTGCGGGGTCTCCTTCGACTCGGAGGCTCCACCAGGGAACGTCCACTTGCCGGGGTCGGAGATAGCCGGGCCGCGCTGGACCATCAGGTAGCGCTCTTCGCCGGTGGCCGGGTCCGTGTGCTTGATCATCAGGCCGGACGCGCCGTACTCGCCCCACACCCGGCGACCGCCCGGGATGGTGATCCACTTGTCGCCGTTCTTCCCGCCGTCCTTCGCCTTCTCCAACCCGACCAGTGGGGTCGCGTACCGGACCTGGCCGGGCACGGCGTTGGCCGGAGGGATGATCGGCTGCGGCGGGATGTGACCGGACGGGGTACCGGCCGGGGTGAACCGGTCGATCAGCAGCTTCGCCTTGGCGGCCGACGGTCCCTTCGCGGTGGTGTGGATGTACGACAGGTCGGACAGCAGGTGGCTCTGTTCCTGCGGGTTGAGCTGGTGGAAGTCGGAGCCGCGCAGCCCGCCGTAGGTGGACAGCTGGTGCGCCATGGTGTGCGACTTCGGGTGGACGCCGTAGATGGTGTCCAGGGCGTCCTGCACGTGAGGCGGCACGTTCGCCTGCACGGTCGTCGGGACGACGCCGGACGGGTTCGCGGCCGGTGCGGCCTGCGGGTGGAACTTCGCCTCGAACACCTGCCGCTGCGGGCCCTGGATGGTGCCGACCCGCGCGTCGATGGCATCCCGGTAAGGCTGGTCCAGCTTGTCGTAGGCGGCCTTGTCGAGCGCGGCCAAGGCGGGGATGACGTTGCTGTCGGGCTGCCCGTTGCCAACGCGCGGGTCGGTCGCGCCGACCGCGACAAGCTGGTCAGGGTTGCCGGGGAAGTGGCCGTGGGTGAAGTCCTTGGTGTGCAGGGCTCCGTACCGGACGGGCAGCGGGTTCGCCGTGTCGGCGGCGATGGCGTCCAGGTCGGCGCTGACTTTCCTCTGGTCGCGCAGCGACATGTCGCGGAACCGGGCGATCGGGACGTCGGCGTAGATCCGGGTCCGGTCGTACGGGTTTACGATCTTCTGACCGTACGACGCGACGTCGGACGCCTGCCGCAGCCGTCGGTCGGCGTAGGTGCTGCGGTCCCCGTTGAGGTGGTCCTTCAGGGCGGCCGGGAACACCTTCAGCGGGTTGGACTGCGCGTCGTACGTGAGTACCGGGCCGCCGCGCTCGGCCTTGGTCTGCAACTCGTCGAGCTGCTCACCGATGGACTTCTGCGCGTAGTACGACAGCGACTGGAAGTCCTGCGGGTCCAGCTTGCGGTAGGTGTCCTGAAGGTCGTTGCCGACGAAGTGTTCGGTGGCGCCGATGGCAGCGGGGAGCTGGTCGCCGGTGTACGGGTGGCCCTGCAACTGCCGCAGCGTGATGTCGGTTCCGGCCTTGGCCCGGTTGTTGGTCTGCGTCAGGATCCGGTCGGCGAGCACGGTTCGGACCAGTGTCCGGTCGCCAGCGGGCAGGGCGTCGATCATCTTCATCCGGTCGTCGGTGACGACGTGACCCGATCCGCCGATGCCGGTGCCGGTCAGCGAGTCGACGAGCTGCCCCTTGGTGGCCGTGGACCAGGGGCTCCCGGACTCCAGGCCGGTGTGCACGACGTGCTCGCGGTACGCCTTGATCGCTTCGACGTGGATCGGGTGGGTGTTCTTCAGGTCGGCGTCGGCCGACGAGAACAGCTCCCGGAAGTCGGACTGGCTCAGGCGGGGTGCGGGCTTCCACGAGTGCTCCATGGACAGCTGGGAGATCACGGAGTACGGGTTGCCGTGCTTGCCGGAGTACGGGTTGTCGATCATGGTGGAGCGCAGCCACAACGGCATCGACGGGTTGTCCTCAGCGACCCGCTGCGCCTCGGCGTTCACCTGATCGCGGACGCCCTGCGGGGTCGACGCGCCGCTGGGCGCCTGGACGCGGGCGTGCAGGAACTCGCGGTGCACCCCCCGGGCGTCGGTCTTGCCCGCACGGAAGTCGGCCTCGGCCTGCTTGATCCGGTGCACGGCCGGGTGGTCGCCGGTGTACTTGGTGATCGCCTCACCGGCCATGGTCGACGGGGCGTCGTGCACCTTGCCGTAGCCGCTGTTCTCGTGGTGGACGTCCTGGAGGGCGTCGGTGATGCGGCGCTGCTGCTGCGGGTTGAGGTCGTCGAAGTGCGCCTTCGACAGGCCGTTCAGCGCGGTGACCCGGTCGGCGCGCGGCATCGCCGTGTCGGCGGCGGCCTCCAGGGCCTTCGTCTGCGCGTGGAAGCCGGTGCTGGCCTGGTGGGCGTTGATCTCGTTCAGGGTGGGCTCGTGGTCGAGCTTCGGCAGCCCGGCAGGCTTGCCGGTGACGATGAGGCGGCCGAGCTGCTGCGCCTTCTCCTTGGTCGCCGGGTCGGCCTTCGGGTGCGACGCGATGAACGCCAGCCGGGCGGTGATGGTCTTCTTGTCGGCGGCGTCGAGGGTGTCGAGCTGGGTGTGCGACAGCTGCCCGACCCGCTGGAGGGCTGCGGCGTCGTCGGTGCCGTGGGCGGCGGCGACCGCCTGGGCGACGGGGTCGCTGTAGCCCTTCGGGTGGGCGGGGACGGCCGGGGCACCGGGCGCCGGGGACGTGTGCCTTGATCCAAAACGATCGAGGAGATGCTGCGCTTCCTGCTGCTTTTTCGGGTCGAGGAACTTCGCCTTGGCGTTGGCGAGGTCGTCGCGGATGGTCCGCTGGGTGCGGTCGTCGAGGGAGTCGAACTCGGCCTTGGTGAGCTTGCCGTAGGTGTCGAGGTGCGTCTTGGAGGTGGGGCGGGTGCCGAGGGCGCGCCCGGCCACGGCGCGGGCATGCTGGACGTGCGGGGCGAACGCCTTCGGGGTGTTGTTCGGGGCGCCGGGGGCCTGCGGCGTCGGCCCGGTCGGCGCGGAAGGGGTGTTGCCCGGCGGCGAGGCCGGGGCCGCCGGGGTGGACGGGGAAGGCGTCCCGGACGCGCCCTTCTTCAGCGGTTCACGCTTGACGGGCAGCGCGTCTACGACGGCCATCCCGTTCTTCTTCTGCTGGGACGTCAGCGGGGTGGCGCGGGCGTTGGCCTCGCTGCCGTGGAAACCCCAGACGACCTTGTCGCCGTTGGACAGGCGAACGACGCTGGCGTGCGTGTATTCGCGGTGGCTGGTCCGCGTGTAGGTCTTGCCGTCGGGGCCGACGACGGTGTGCAGGAACTTCTGCGGCTTGCCGCCGGTCGGGGTGGGCGCCGCCGGGGCGGCAGGAGCGGCGGCCTTAGCGGCCTGGCCGAGACTGACCTTGCCGGGGGCGAGACTGACCTTCTGGTACGTGTGGCCGCTCGGCGTGGTGACGGTGCCGGGAGTGCCGGGCTTCAGGGTGCCCAGCGCGTTGGCGGCGGGGAGCTTGGCCAGCAGGGCGTCGGCCTTGGTCTGCTGCGGGCCGAACCCGCGCGCCTTGATCGCGGTCAGTTCGTTGCGGATGGCCGTCTTGTCGGCGGGGGTGAGGGCGTCCCACTCGGCCGGGGTGATTTTGGCGGCCTTGTCCAGCTTGTACTGGTCGGTGACCTTCGGCTGGGTGATGACGAACGCGGGGCCGCGACCGGCGACGGTCGGCTTCTTCTGCTTCGGGCCCTTCGGCAGGGTGGCCGTGTTCGGCTTGATCCCGGCGGCGTTGGAGACGGCCTGCCCGGCGTGGTGGGCCTGCCCGCCTGCGAGGTCGGCCTTCTGGTTGACCTGGCCGAGCGGTACCGGCGCCATGCCGTGCGGGTGCGTCGGCGCGGGCTTCGGCTTGATCTCTTCGAGCAGCTTGCGGGGGATGGGCTTGTTCGCGGCCTTCAGCGCGGCGATCCGCTGCAACCGGCGGTGGTTGGCCTTGCGGACGCGTTCCTCTTCGAGCTGCCGGTAGATGTGCGGGGAGACCGAGTGCAGGGTGTGCTTCCAGCCCTTGCAGGGGCCAGGGTGCAGCGGGGACCGGCAGGCGGTCAGGGAGCAGGGCTCGTGAGCATCCTCGTCCTGGTCGGTCCAGGCGGCGAGGGAGGCGGCCAGGCTGTCGGGGCTGCCCAGTGACATGAGGGTCGTGCCGCTGGCTGAGGCGGTGAACGCGGTGGAGAAGACCTGCGCGGCGAGGAGCTTGAAGTCGATCGGCGTGGTTTTGCCGTTGGCGCGGCCGGTGAGGATCGCGAAGGTGGCCGGATCGACCTTGCCGAAGTCGATGGTGACCGACTGGCCGGTCAGGCTCCCGAGCGTCGTCATGCCGTGAGCATACCGATTGTTTTCGATCATGGAGGGGCGCCGTGCCTACGCCCTGGCCGCATCCTTCAGCGTCTTGTTCTCCTGCGCGGCCCGCTGCTTCGCGGCGGCCTTGGCCTTCGCCTTGTGGTAGGCGGCCCGCTGATGGGGGGACATCTTCGCCAGCTTCGCCTTCTCCTTACGGCGGGCGATGATCGCGTCAGCGCGACGCTTCAGGGTGTCCTTCTGCCGCTGCGCCCGCTTGTCCATCGAGTCCTGCTCGCGGGTGTCCCGCTGCCCCTGCCGCTGCGCCTGCTTGTTGGTGCGGGCAGCGTCCTTCAGGGTCTGCTGGTGGGGCTTCAGGGCCCGCTGGTAGCCGCTGACGGCCCGGCGGGCCATGGCGGCCAGCTTCGGGTTGGTGACGGCGTTGGCGGCCTCCACGGCCTGCGCCTGGGCGATGGCCGTGTTCAGGCCCTTCACGGCGATCTGCGCCCTGGCGGCCGGGGTGCCCTTGTTGGCGTCCTGCTGGCCGGGCTCGTAGCCGCCCCGGTGCTGGCCCTTGCAGAGGCCGGGCTTGTGGGTCTGCAAGCAGAACTCCCCGGTCGTGCAGGCGGCCTGCATGAGGGTGATGGACGCGCCGAGATACTGGCGGTTGTCCATCCTCGTCGGCTCGCCTGCGACCTCCATCAGCTCGGTGCACCGGCAGTTGATGACCTCCTGCGGTGGGGCGGCCGGGTCGTGCGGGTGCATCATCGCGAAGCCGCCGACGTCGAACGGCTGCCCCCACGGGCGTACCTGCCCGTCGGCTTCCCGATGGTCGGGTCGGGTCCGCTGGTCGTCGGTGGCCAGCCAGCGGTGCACGTAGGCGGTGCCCGGGTCGTTCTCGGCGACCATCGCGAACGCGTCGTGCAGCCCACCGTTGTAAGCGCCGACGACCTCCGTTCGCGCGACGGTGCGGGCCCGGTTCTTCCAGGTCTGCACGTCGGTGGCGTCGAACAGCTTCTCGACCTGCTCAGTGACGTCGGGGATGGTGGCCCCGTTGGTGGTGGCCGAGTCGATGATCGTGGCGACGTGCCCGTACACCTCGTCGGGGACACGCTGGAGCCGGTTGGCGCGGTCGGCGATCCAGTTGCGGACGAACGGCCGGGACTCGAACAGGGTGCCGTCGGCGAACAGGTCCCGGTAGGGGGCGGCCAGGACGTCTTCGGCGACCTTGGCCGTGTACTGCTCGGTGAGGGTGTGCCACTTCGGGGTCTGGGAGAACACCTTCAGCGGGTCGGGGACGAGGTGCAGGCGGGCGACGCCTCCGGCGAACATGGCCGTCTTCACGGCGGCCAGCCACTCCAGCATCATCTCCAGGTACGCCTCGTACAGGGGCGGCTCGTATTGGGCGAAGACTTCGACGGCGGCCTGCTTCTGCGCAGTCGCGTCAGGCAGTTTTTGCGGCATGCTTCACCGTCCTCCGTGGCACGTGCAGATGCACGGGGTTGAGCAGGTCTTGCACTGGGCCGGGCTGCGCGGGACGCCCGGCGCCAACTCGATGGCGGCGCAGTCTTCGTGCCGGTCGTGGCGGCAGTGGGTGGACCAGTAGACGTGTGTCCCGTCGCCCCTGATCACGTCCATCTTGACGTCGTTTTCGATCATGGCGTTAGCGCTCCGCGCGCCCGGTGCAGGGTGGTCCGCAGCAGGTCCGGCTCGTGGCCGACACCTCGGGTCATCAGCTCGGTGCAGTATCCGGCGAGCAGCTCTTCCAGCTTGTCCGGGTCGACGCCGAGCCCGGTCGCCTGGTCGCGTACGTGCACCCAGGCTCCGGCGAGCAGGGCGGGGACGCGCTGCTCGGTGGGGACGACCCGGGTGTGCAGCTCATGCTTGGGGACGGTGTAGCGGGCCCTCTGCGGTCCGGGGACGAGGCGGCCACCGGCCAGCTCCAGGGCGCGGCGTACGGCCCCGTCGGCGGCGTAGAACAGGGCCTCCTGGTCGGCGGCGGCCGACGCGGCGATCTGGCCGAGCTTCTGGCCGCCCTTGCGGGCAGGCGGGACGTTGCCTGCTTCGGCGTCGGCGACGGACGGGAACTGCGGCAGGCCGCGCCCGTCGGCGTTGTCGGCTCCGGCGGTGTCGTAGCCGGGGTCGCCGGGCATCAGGTCGCCCTGGCCGGGCGGCGGCGCGGGCGGTGCCGGGGGTGCAGGCATGGAGATGGCGGGCAGGCCGAGGATCTTCTGCACCTCGGGATCTCCGGCGTAGGCGGGCTGCGCCATGACCAGGGCCTTGACCAGCTCGTATTCCAGTTCCTTCGCGTCGGGGGCGTCGTCGTCGGTGAAGGCGGCGTTGTCGCGGGCGGCCTTGGCGGAGATGAAGCCCTTCTCGGCGAACTGCATGGCCTGCTCGGACCGGTTGGGGCGGACGGTGAGGGCGGCGATGTCGAACCAGAGGGTCTTCTTCTCGGGGTTCTTGATGCCTGCGGCTTTGAGGGCGGGCTGGAAGTAGCCGACGTTGAGGGCGTCGGCGAGTTGGATGAGCAGCGGCTCGATGTGGATCTTGATCGAGGACTCCTCGATCTGCCACCCCGACCAGTGGTTCGTGCCGCCCATCCCTGTCAGCACCTCAGGCGGAATGTCCAGGCTCATCGCCATCCGCTTCACGGCCGCCTCACGCATCGCCGTGATGTGCTCGGAGATCGTCGAGTCGAACGTCAGATGCTTGATCTTGTCCAGGGCCTCGGTGGCCACCTGCAAGATGATCGGCACCAGGGCGGCGGCCGAGTCGCGCTGCTGCAACGACGTCGCCATCGTCTGCGCCAGCAGCTGCGTGAACCCGTCGATCCCGGACAGCTGTGGATCCCCGGGCAGCTCCTGCGGCTGCTGCGGGAAGGTGATGTTGTCCGGCAGTAGCAGCACACCCGCACCGGCGAGCCGGGAGTCCAGCTCGGCGAACACGCGCTTGGTGCACTGCTCCAGCTCGCGCAGCACCGGCAGGATCGCCCGGACCGTACTGTCGGCGGCGTCGTGGCGGCGCGGGTGCGGATTCCACACCCGGATCAGCAGGTCCTTGCTCGGGTCGAGTTTGTAGTTGCCTCCGCCGTGGGTGATGGACCGGCGGACCATGATGTCGTCGCCCCGGCGGAACACCTCACTGGAGGAGCACACGTACCACTTGTCGCTGTCGGGGGTGCCGTCACGGCCGGTGGACTGATACCCCTCGGCGACGATGAACGTGTCCCCGGCAACCATCATGTTGATGCCGAGGATCCGCTGAGCTTGGGCCTTCGCGGCGGGTGTGCCGAACATCGTCTCCGCGATGGCCTTGGCCTGCGCGTCGGACGTCTCGTCGCCTACGGTGCCGTCGTCGGCGACGTCAGCGGCGTACAGGCGGCAGCGGGAGACGGCGTTGCCGATCCAGTTGACAACGAACCGCATCTCCCCGCAGATGTCGTAGTGCCGCCACGCCTCCCACTGCCAGCGGTGGTCGCCGAGCTTGAACATCTGCCAGGAGGCGGCGTCACCGAGGTTGATGGGGACGGCGGCGCCTACCAGCGCGTTGGCGGGACGCGTCCCGGGCCCCTGCTCTCCTCCGGCAGGTCGGATCTTCCGGTTCAGCAGCCCCACTCCGTCACCCCTTCACGCGGCCCAGGATGCCCGCCGCCGCAGACAGGGCCAGCCCGAGGGCGGGCACGAACAGCCACGGCGAATTGGCGTAAGCGTAGATCACGGGGGCGGCGGGGATGGCCAGCCAGATGGAGAGACACCAGGGGCAGAGGAACAGGTAGGCGAGGCGGCCGTGGCCGCGTTCGTCGAGGGACTTCACGAACGGGTCGCGCCAGGGGGCGGTGATCATGTCCTGGGTGAGCAGGACGACGATGCGGGCGAACGCCAGCAGGTAGATGACGTACGACAAAGAAGAGCCGGGCATGGCCACCATCGTAGGTGGTCAG